AAGGGTTTTCTGGAAAGAAAACTCAACTTGGCGTCAAGATGTCTAAGACAGTTAAAAAGGTGGGGGCACTCAACTTAAAGACTATAATTGAAGAAGATAAACTTATATTCAATGACTATGAGATTATTTCTGAACTTACGACTTTTATTTCTAAGCACAACTCATTTGAAGCAGAAGATGGGTGCAATGATGACTTAGCAATGTGTTTAGTTATTTACGCTTGGTTAGTTGCTCAAGACTATTTTAAAGAACTTACTGATCAGGACATTAGAAAAAGATTATACGAAGAACAGAAAAATCAAATAGAGCAAGATATGTCTCCATTTGGATTTATTGTGGACGGATTAAATGACGGAGGTTCTTTTGTAGACGAAACTGGAGACAGGTGGTTTACAGATGAATATGGTGATATGTCCTATATGTGGGATTATCAATAATGGATCTGGGAGATCAATTTGAAACTGAACATTTGTATTTGACGGAAAGAACTTGTAAGAATTGTGGTGAGACTAAGGATTTGATAGATGGTTTTTATAAGATTAGAAGAAACAAATATAACTTATCTTCTTATTCATATGAATGTAAACATTGTACCATAAAAAGAATTACAAAGTCAAGAAAGAAGTCTTTTAAAACCAAAGACTTGTGGGAATATCCAGATTGGTAGTGTTCATGCATTGTTTCCGCAATTGAAACAATAGTTTTTAATAAATATTTTTAGGTAAATGAGAACTTAGGAGAAAAAAATGGCGACTCCTCAATTATCTCCCGGCGTACTTGTCAGGGAGGTTGATTTAACGGTAGGAAGAGCTAATAATGTTTTAGATAATATTGGTGCTATTGCTGGACCCTTCCCAGTTGGCCCAATTGAGGAAGCGATTGACATCCCTACGGAACAAGATCTTATCAACGTATTCGGAAAGCCTCTGTCCCTTGATGGACAATACGAATATTGGATGAGCGCATCAAGTTTCCTCAGCTATGGTGGAGTATTAAAAGTAATTAGAACTGATGGAACTACCCTCAGAAATTCTAATGCAAAAAGAACACAAACAGGAGAAATTACAGATACCGACAGCATTAACTATGGTGCTATTGGCATTTCTACAGATAGAGCAGCAGGAATTTATACTATTGGTTTAGGAGACTTTACCACTAGTGGTTCTGGAGAAGGTGCAATATTCTCAATTTCTATTGGTTCTACTGGAGCAGCAACTATCACAGCAACCAATGGTGGTTCTGGATATGTTCCTGGAGAAACAATCACTGTTCCAAATGAAAATGTTGGAGTAACAACAGGTGTTGGAATTGGTTTAAGTTTAACTTTTGATGTTGCTTCAATTTATACACTCTCTGGAGTATCAACTGTTGGAGATACAACATTAAAAATTAAGAACTTTGATGACTATAATGCAAATCATGCAGATGATACTAAATCTTACATCTTTGCAGCAAAGAACCCTGGATCTTGGGCAAACGACCTTAAGGTTTGTGTAATTGACGATAAAGCAGACCAGTTAGTTACAATTGGTTCTACTGCAATTCAAGCAAATAATATTGCTGTTGGTTATGGTGTTAGTGTTGCATTAACAAATGAGCAGATTCCTACAAGCAATGGAATAGTAAGTTTTACCGGTTACTTGAAGGGTATTGTTACTGGGGTTAGAACCAGTGCAGTAGAAATAAAGATTGTTTCTAGAGTAGAGTCTGGTTCTGATGCAGACACTTTCATCGATTATGCAGAAAGATCTCAAGCTTTCTCGGTTAGACCAGGAAATACATTAGAGTTTAATAATGCTGGAGTAGCAGTAACTTCAGTAACACTTTCTTCTTTAGATTCTGATGTTAAAGACTGGTATTCTCAGCAGAAAATTGCATTGGAAAATGGAGACATTTTCTGGGCATCAATTGCACCAAAACCAGGAACTTCCCAGTATGCCGTAGATAGAAATGGAAAGAATGACGAAATCCACGTAGTGGTTATAGATGACACCGGTTCTATCACGGGAATTAAAGGTAACATCTTAGAAAAGTTTGTAGGTTTATCAAAGGCTACAGATGCAGTTTCTGCAGTAAACTCCCCTCAAAGAATTTGGTGGAAAGAATATCTTGCACAAAACTCAAGATATGTTTATGTTGGAGACAACCCTTCAGATAACTCAAATAACGAGGTAGTATCTGCTACTGGATTTGCTTCTGGAACTTTTGCTTCTCTGTCTACGGCGGCAGGTTTGTGGAATGTTGATGTTCAAGATAAGACTTTTAGTGGTTTGGGTCCAGCAGTTTATGCGCTCTCTGGTGGAGTAGATTACTCTTCAGGAGCTCCTGGAACCACAGGAACTATGAAAGTTGGATCTGGTGAGTTAAGAACCGCATATGAGTTATTCTCCAATAGAGAAGAAGTTGCATTAGACTACTTAATAATGGGACCAGGTTTAGACTCAAGATCAGAGTCGCAAACAAAAGCAGCAAATATTATATCAATTGCAGAACTCAGAAAAGATTGTGTTGCTTTAATTTCTCCTCACAGATATGATGTAGTGTCCGATCAAGACCCATCAAGTCCAGGAACTGCAAGATTCTTATCGTCAAACGATCAAAAGAATAATATCATTGCATTCTATACTTCACTTCCATCATCATCTTATGCAATTTTTGATACCGGATATAAGTATACATTCGATAGATTTAATAACAAGTTCCGTTACATTCCATGCAATGCAGATGTTGCCGGTCTTTGTGTAAGAACTTCCATTCAGTCTTTCCCTTGGTTCTCACCTGCAGGACAACAGAGAGGAGTTTTGAATAATGCTATTAAGTTGGCATTTAACCCAAGCAAAGCACAAAGAGATGAACTTTATCCTCTGAGAATTAACTCTATAGTAAATCAACCAGGAGCAGGTATTTTACTGTTCGGAGATAAGACTGCACTTTCTTACAACTCTGCATTCGACAGAATTAACGTAAGAAGACTTTTCTTAACTGTAGAACAAGCACTTCAAGATGCCGCAGAAGCTCAACTCTTTGAACTCAATGACGAAATCACAAGAGCGAACTTTGTAAATATCGTTGAACCTTATCTTCGTGATGTTAAGGCAAAGAGAGGAATTTTTGACTTCCTTGTAATTTGTGATGAGAGCAACAACACTCCCGATATTATCGACAACAATGAGTTTAGAGCTGATATCTTCCTCAAGCCAACTAAGTCAATTAACTTCATCACACTTACGTTCGTAGCAACTAGAACTGGTATTTCTTTTGAAGAAGTTGCCGGTAGAGTTTGATCGATTAACCTAAAACTTTAAGGAGGATTTACCAATGGCAACATACAGAACTATCTCGGGATTTAAAGAAAGACTTGCAGGTGGTGGAGCAAGATCAAATTTATTTGAGGTTTCCATCCCAAGTTTTCCAGATGAACTCCAATCTTTTTGGAGAGCAGGTGATAATAATGAAATTAAAACTTTCAACTTTCTTTGCAAAGCAGCAAATCTTCCTGCTTCAAACATAGCATCTATTGATGTTCCTTTTAGAGGAAGAATTATGAAAGTTGCTGGAGACAGAACAATTGATCCGTGGACGGTAACTATTATCAATGATGAAAACTTCAAGCTTAGAACGGCATTTGAAAGATGGATGAATGCAATAAGCAAACTTGACAACAACACTGGTATTACAAATCCAGGAAGTTATATGACAGATGCTTATGTTTATCAACTTGGAAGAGGTGCAAGAGCTGGAGCACAGAGTGAAAATAACAGACTCGGATCTGAAATTGATAGAGATAATGGTGGTCAAGTTGAACCATTAAGAACTTACAAGTTCTATGATATTTTCCCAACTAATGTATCTGAAATATCACTCTCATATGATTCTGAAAATGAAATTGAAGAATTTACTGTTGAATTCCAAGTTCAGTGGTGGAGTGCTGGTGAAGATGGTAGTGACCAAAATGGAGATGTAGTTGTTTGATAAATAATAAAGATAAAGAGTTTAATTAAATCATGGCAAGACTGTTTGGTTTTTCAATTGATGATGATCCAAAAAGAAGTCCTAATGTAGTCTCCCCCGTTCCCGAAAATAACGAGGACGGGGTTGACCATTATTTGACTAGCGGTTTTTTTGGTTCATATGTAGACATTGAAGGCGTTTTTAGAACTGAGTTTGATTTAATTAAAAGATATAGAGAAATGGCACTTCATCCAGAGGTTGATAGTGCCATTGAAGATATTGTAAACGAAGCAATAGTTTCAGACACTAATGATGTTCCCGTTCAGATTGAGTTGTCAAATCTGAATGCTACTGATGGTTTAAAGAAAAAAATTAGAGAAGAGTTTAATTATATACTCGATCTTTTAGATTTTAATAAAAAGTCTCACGAAATATATAGAAACTGGTATATCGACGGCAGACTTTATTATCACAAAGTAATAGATTTAAAAAATCCTGGAGAAGGAATACAGGAATTGAGATATATTGACGCAATGAAAATGCGTTACGTGAGACAAAAGAAAAAGTCAGATAAAGACAAATCTTTTGCTGTAAGAGGAATTCAGGAAAATCCAATGGAATATGATTTTCCTGAAATTGAAGAATATTTCATTTATAATCCAAAAATGAACAATAAAAGTTCAGTTATTGGACAACAAAATTCTTCTGCAAATTCCGGAATAAAAATTGCAAAAGATGCTATTGCATATTGTACTTCAGGTCTTGTAGATAGAAACAAGGGTATTACACTTTCATATTTAAATAAAGCAATCAAGTCACTCAATCAACTTAGAATGATTGAAGACTCTTTGGTCATTTACAGATTGTCAAGAGCACCAGAGCGTAGAATTTTTTACATTGATGTTGGCAATCTTCCAAAGGTAAAGGCAGAGCAATATCTTCGCGATGTTATGATGCGTTACCGTAACAAACTTGTATATGATGCAAGCACTGGAGAAATTCGTGATGACAAAAAGTATATGAGTATGCTTGAAGATTTCTGGCTTCCAAGAAGAGAAGGTGGTAGAGGAACTGAAATCTCCACACTTCCTGGTGGTCAAAATCTTGGTGAGATTACAGATATAGAATACTTCAAGAAGAAGTTATATCGTTCACTGAATGTTCCACCATCAAGAATGGATGGAGAGGGTGGTTTTAATCTTGGTCGTTCTTCCGAAATTCTGAGAGACGAACTTAAGTTTACCAAGTTTGTTGGTCGTTTGAGAAAAAGATTCTCAAATATGTTTAGTGATATTCTCAAAACACAACTTATCTTAAAAAATATTATTGCTCCAGAAGACTGGGAGGCAATGGCACAGCATATTCAATATGATTTCCTTTATGACAACCATTTCTCTGAACTAAAAGATGCAGAACTTATGAACGAGAGACTGAATCTAGCGGTAACTGCTGAACCATATATTGGTAAGTATTATTCTCAGGATTTTGTTAGAAGAAAAATTCTTCGCCAAACGGATGAAGAAATTATTGAGCAAGACAAAATTATGAAAAAAGAAATAAAGGATGGAATAATTCCAGACCCTAATGCACCTGTAGATCCACAAACAGGTCTTCCAATGGATCCCTCAATGGACTTGGGTCAACCAATAATGGAACCCGATTTAGAATCTGATGCAAAAGCGGTAGAAGCACCTAAGGGTGGAGAGATCTAATAAATAAACTCAGTATTATACATTTTCTTATGGATGATTTAATGGATATGATTATTGGAGACGAAAGTCCTT